GTACACTATGAACTAACAGATACTGAATATCAGTCTGTTGTTGATGGTTCTGGTTTTACATGGTCTTCTGGGGCATCCTCTACTGCGAGCCTTTCAACAGTTGCAAGCTTCGGTGGCGCTGGTGTTATTATTCTTAATAAGGCACAATCTACTGTTAATGATCAGTATGAAGGTTATTACGTCGGTTTAACTGATAACACTAATAACAACCCAGGTACTAACTACGACGGTATCTTAGCTGCTAAGACAATTAACATCTCTCTAACCGGTTCAACTAGCTCATACATTACTATACCTAACGGTACACTTGAGTTTAGCCTATCTGCTAACTACTTAACTGGTCCTGGTGATAGTATTTCTAAGGTTATGGAGAACATCCCTAACTATGATATATCTGACAGAAAGTCTGATGACCTCTTAAGTGTTGGTGTATTCAAACTAAGAAAGTCTATCTTCTCAACTGAATCATTCAAGCTAGCTTATGTTCTTGAAGACGGTATACTTGGTTCGATTGATGCATTTAGATCTACAAACAGCTCAAATGGCGGTCCAGCTATTAACTACTTTATTGAAAGTACTGAATCTAATTCACGTAATGTTCAGATTCTAGTTAATAACTACATCTCTAACAAGAACGGATCCACTTCAATCGATATTAACGGTGTACCACAGAAAAAGATTCGTGTTCTTACTAATCAACTTATAGCTAATACTAACTCTGTTGTAACCGGTATATATTCAAGCTCTTACAGTACACTAACAAGTGCTATCGGTTATGCTGATAGTATTTACGGCTTAGGTGCATTTAGTAATTCAACAACTACTATAAAGAGCTTAGGTGATATTCCTTCTAAGCTTGATAGAGCACTTGATGGTGTTCGTAACGAAGACATTTACGACATTGATGTCGTTGTTGAAGCTGGTCTTGGTACAATCTACGCTGCTGCTTCCGCAAACAGCACTGACTACTACGATGAGTTTACTTACTCTGGTACCTTATCAGCTCAGGTTGAAGCACTAAGAACAAGTGGAACAATCAGTGCTACCGGTGAAACAATTCGTGGTAACTACTCAACTATCTTTGATAAGTTTAAGAACTTTTGCTCACCTAATTATGTTGGTGGTGGTCGTGGTGACTGTGTGTTCGTTGCTGATCCAATTAGACAGATCGTTGTAACTGGTTCAAATAGCAAGATTCTTTCTAACAAGAACAAGAACTTCACAACAGATGTGTACTGGGCAATTAGACACCAGTTCGAACTACAGAACACTTCTTACGGTATTGTATATGGTAACTGGGCTAAGACTTATGATACATTCATTGGTCAACAAGTATGGGTACCCTTCTCTGGTTATGCTGCAGCTGCAATGGCTAGAACAGACGCTGCAAGATTCCCATGGATTGCACCTGCCGGTTTCACTAACGGTCTAGTAACTAACTCAATCGATCTCGCAGTTAATCCTAACCAGAAGCAACGTGATGAACTATACAGAGCAAACATTAACCCTGTTTCGTTCTTCCCAGCTCAAGGCCAAGTTATCTACGGTAACAAGACACTAAGCAAGAAGCCAAGTGCTTTCGATAGAATAAACGTAAGACGTCTATTCTTAGCACTTGAAAGACCAACTCGTAAGGCTGCTCAGTTCTTCGTATTTGAACCTAACACAACATTTACAAGAACAAGATTAGTTAACACTCTTTCACCTATCTTTGATAGAGCTAAGAACAATGAAGGTCTTTACGACTATATCATTGTGTGTGATGAGAGAAATAATACACCTGAAGTAATTGATAACAACCAATTGATTGTTGATATATACATCAAGCCAGTTAAAGCGAGTGAGTTTATCTTAATTAACTTCTTTGCAACAAGAACTGATGCAAGCTTCCAAGAAATAATTGGAGCTTAATCGACTAACTAAAGGAAAGGGTAGCTTGTTTTTCGAGCTACCCTTCCTTATGTAGAGCAATAATATCTAAAAAAACAACTACAAAGACTAAATAATTATATGGCAACAACAATTCAAACATTCTTTGAACAAGCAAAGTCAAGACAATTTGCTCGTGATTTCTTATTTAGAGTTAAACAAATTAACATAGCTGGTGGCGTTTCATTTAATGGTGAGACTGATCTCGTTTATGCAAAAACAGCTGCTTTACCGGGTAGAGCTATTGAAAACAAAACTGTAAGTTATGTAGGTCAAACCTTTAACGTTCCAGGTAAGTCTACTTATAACGCATCTGAGTCTTATTCAATTGAATTCTACCATGAAGCAAATATTAGCCTTCGTAAGCAATTTGAAAAGGCTTCTAGAGCAGTATTCGACAACGTTACATCGACAGGTGACTATAGAATGCCAGGTACAGAAAGCAAAATTACTCTTTCTGTACTAAACAGTCAGCTTGAAGAAATAGATACAATTGAATTGGTAGGCGCTTCAATTAGAGATGTCGGTGAAGTTTCATATACTATTGCTGAAGGTACTGGTGAAATTCTTACATTCACAGTGACATTCGCATATCACTTCTATAACAGATTTTAATATATACATAATACATACCTTAAAAGCTATAGCTTCGTGCTATAGCTTTTTTTTTGATTAAATACCATTATGAATCTTACTAATAGCTTTTTAGATAAATTTTCAAATGATAGAAATTTCTCTTTACCGCTTCCTTTTCATTGGACTGTTACGATAGAAGATAATAATCTACCTAGCGCCATAAAAGCAGCTATTAGTAAGATTAACCTCAACTTAACTGTAACTAGTAGTGATGATTGGACAGATAAATTATCAGATAATATATTTGTTGCACAGGAAGTACAGATACCTGCTGAATCAATCGAGATGACATCTATCGCCCAAGAAAACAGAGGTGGTTTTATGCCAGGCTATGGTGTTACACAAAGAACAGATTTCTTATCACGTAATATATCTATTAACTTCCTTGAGACTGAAAAAGATATCGAAACAGAATTATTTAGACCTTGGATTATAGCTTTAGGTGTTGATGGATTACTTAATCAGAAATTAAAAAGTATTATTACTGTTAAGCAATACACACGTGATGGTAGTGTTCGTAAAGTTTATGCGTTTAAAGGTGTTTTCCCTACAAATGCAGAAGGATACACACTAACTTACGGTGATCAAGATTTTCTCATTAAAACAGTTACATTTGGCTATACAAATTATACAGTAACTACACAAACTTCACCTTACGTTGGAGATATTAATATTCCAACAACAAACTTAGCATAAGTATGTTTGCTGTTGATTTGCCATATAGTAAAGACAAATTCGTAATACCTGTTATTACATTTAAGGATATTTTCAACTTATCAAGATTACGTTATGATAATAACACTCTAGGGTTTGTCGCGACTCTAGATAATATTTTAAAGTTTTCACATCTAAACGTTGTTGATAAGTTTTTCATCTTATTAAAGATAAAACAATTTTTTGTTAATGATACAATAACACTAACAGTTAATGAGAAAACAGTTAATGTTCTATTATCTAATCTTATTACTAATTTATGTGAAATAACTAATAAGCATCAAGTCATACAACACGGACAATATACTATAGAGCTTGATTTACCACAGCATTTCTTAACACAGCAGAGTTTTAGTGATATATACGAGAGTGTAGTACATAGTATCGCGGTTGGAAGTCAAAAATTTGATCTTAATAGTTGTAGTATAGAAGATAAACGTAGTCTACTCGAGCTTTTGCCGCCTACTTTTATGCCATATATTAAGAAGTTTGTAATGGATGAATCGCATAAAGTTACGTTATTCTCTACAAATAATGATTCACTAGATAGTAACAACTTAACTGTCAATTTTATAACTTCACAACCGTACGAGTTTATCTATCTGTTATTTAGTGACTATGATTTACATAGTTGCCGAGAAATTTTATTCTCATTATCTAAGCGTATGAATAGTGAAACAATACTACAGTCAACAGTAAATGATGTAACATCATACATGACACTTTATAACGACGAAATAAAACAACAAAACAATAGTGGTAATACGGGTATAGGTATATAAATAGTTGTATGTCAAATCCTAACATATCGTCATTCTTAGATACAATAAAAGGAATTAAAACTGAAACTTTAAGTGCGCGTTTGCCATCTTTACAAGAATCAGTAAATCTAAAAGTTTTAAATTTAAAACAACAGAAAGACATTATTTCGTGTATTGCTGACGGTGTCGCTGGGCTTATCTCCTTTAATCGTATTCTTAACGATATAATAACAACATCTTCTAATAATAACGATCTACTTGTTATTGATAGAGCTCCTGCAATTATCACTTTGCGTGCTAACGCTCATGGCAGCACGTATACATCAGAAGGTAATGAAATAAATCTTAACGATATACTACAAAAGTTTAATACATATAAACCATCACTTACATCTGCTGAATTTACTCATGCTGGTGTTGTTGCTAAGGTTAAGGTACCAACTCTATCTTATGAGAACTCTATTACATCTAAGTTAGAGCAAGAAGTGAAGAAAAACGGTGATGATAATACAAAGAACTTAGGTAGCATTTACGTCTATGAAATTATTAAATATGTAGAGTCTGTACAGTATAACGATATCGTTATTAATTTATACGATATTAGCGTTAAAGATAAAGTTGCAATTCTCGAAGGATTGCCGCTTTCACTCAATAAACATATTATTAATTTTATTGAAACGCTTAAGAAAGAAGAAAAGGATGTAATGACTTTGAACGGTGTAACTGTTGAAATAACACCTGGTTTCTTTGATGTTGAATAAATATATGTGTGGCTAAAGAGAACACACAGTCTGTATCATTTGCTGACTTAATATCTATGTTTGTTACACAGGTAGGTAGCCTACCTGGTGATAAAGGTATACCAGGTAATGATACAAAATTGTTTAAGGGTAACGTTATACCTGCTAAAAACCCGGTAAAACGTTTAAATCCTATTCTTACAAGTATAGAGTCTACAAGAGTATATAATACTGGTGTAGTTCTAGCTAAAGCTTTTTTTGATTTTAGTCAAAAGAAAAAGGTAGATACTAAACAGAGTACAATACTTTCACAGGCTAAGGCTAAAGTTGTTACAACAGAAAAAACGCCAAAAATACCAAGCGAAAAGTCTAGTTTAGGATTTCTTGCTACCGCGGCAATAGCTACTATTGCCTTAGCTGTTCTTATTTACAAATATACAGGTCCAATTGGCGTATTCATATCTAAGTTTATTGTAAAGCTTCCTGGTATTTTAAAAACATTTGATGTTATAAAAGATTTCTTTAATACGAAATTTATAAATATCTTAGAAGGTTTAAAATCTTCAAAAGTTGGCGGTTTTTTAACAACCGTTGCTAGTAAAATGAAAGGTGGTTTCTTCGGCAAAATGTTAGAAGGTATTACCGAAAAAATTGGTAAGCGTTTAAGTACTGTTTTTAAAAGACTAGCTATTATTGGGTCCTTGCTGAGCTTTGCATACGCTTACATGCGCTGGCAAGAGGGGAAGTATGTTACGAGTATACTTGAACTTTTATCTGGTGTTGCTAATCTTATTCCAGGTGCCGGGCAGTTTATTTCTCTTGCTATTGATGGTGTAATACTACTCGCTGATCTACTTGAAAATAAAGATTCTACTACACAGGTTAGTGGATTTACACACGCTGCAAAACTTACAGCAAAATTTGCACCAATGTTAGCTAAGCTTGCTGGAAAGTGGGGTGCAAAGCTATTAAAGGTTTTAAAATGGGTACCATTTATAGGTGGTGTTGTAGGTCTAGCACTATCATACATGAGATTTAAGGAAGGTCACTGGTTTCTAGGTATTCTTGAGCTAGTTGCTGCTATTGCTGACTTTATACCTGGTGGTCAAATTGTTTCGTGGATAATAGATGGTGGCTTATTATTATACGATCTATTCGGTACATCTAAAGAAGAGCCAGCTAAAGTTGACGGAAAATCTAGTGGTAATAGCTTCACTGATATAGCTTCATCTATCGGTAAAAAGCTATTGGATATAATATGGTACATACCAGGTATATCTAGCTTACTTTATATTGGTTCAGGTTTTAGTAAGATAATAGACGGTGACTTTAAATCAGGATTAATCGATTTAGGGTCCGCAATAATAGCTAGTGTTGGTGGTAAAGGATTAGTTGATATATTTTCCTATGCTATTGGTTTGTTTAGCGCACCTAAAGAAGAGCCAGCTAAAGTTGACGAAAAGTCTAGTGGTAATAGCTTTACCGATATAGCTTCATCTATCGGTAAGAAATTACTAGATATAGTATGGTATATACCGGGTATATCTAGCTTACTTTATATTGGTTCAGGTATTAGTAAGATAATAGACGGTGACTTTAAATCAGGTTTAATCGATTTAGGATCCGCAATAATATCTACTGTCGGCGGTAAAGGATTAGTTGATATATTTTCCTATGCTATTGGTTTGTTTAACTCACCTAAAACAAGTGAAGTTCAAACTAATTCAGATCTTACAACAGCAAAGCCAATATCTCTCAAATCAATTATAATAGAAGGTATAAAGTCTATCATAAATCCGATTAAAATGATAAAGAGTTTTGTATCCAATACAATATTCGGTATTATCGACCAAGGTTTAAATGTTATAACAAGTATATTCAACGTTCCGAAGAACATTATTAAATTTGGTTTTAAAATAGGATCAACTATATATAAACAATATAATAAACTACAAACTTTAATTACACGTGTAATTAGCAATGTGGTAAGTGGTATAACATCAACTATATCTAGTATAACAGACAAAATTAAATCTACAGCTGTAAAAGTATTTAATGCTGCTAAAACAAAAGCCGTAGATATTGCTAGCGGTATTAAATCTACAGCTGTAAAAGTATTTAATGCTGCTAAAACACAGGCCATATACGCTGCTAACGGTATTAAATCAACATCTGTAAAAGTACTTGATGCTGCTAAAACACAGGCCATATACGCTGCTAACGGTATTAAATCAACATCTGTAAAAGTACTTGATGCTGCTAAGAATATAGGGAAAAGGGGTTATGACGCAGTAGTCGCTAATAGTGAAATGTTAAAAGGTTTTGCTAAAAATATCTGGGGGGCTGTAAATAATACAGTAAACCGCTCTCTTGACAATAGCCAACAATCTTCAATGCAGTTATCTGCAAATAACCGCGATTCAGTTAATCAGCAAAATCCTGAATTAGCTGAACAAACAAAGCTTATTCAGATACAAAATCAGCTTTTAGTTCAATTGCTTACAACTTCGAAAGAACAACTTACTGTTATGAGAAAACAGAAGCCTGTGTCAGTATCTGCACCATCTAACGACAACTCGTATAATAGTGTTAGCACTGATAATGCATTTAGTAACTCAAGACAAGACGGCAGATCAATGTATAACTCATCACCTTATAGCCTAAGCCCATCTTACGCTTAAAATACACCAATCATGAAAAATATTGTTGAATCATATAAATGGACAACTACGACCGGTAGCTACATAAAAGAGGCTCCGAGGGTTTTTGCTACTGCGTATACTACTAATACAAACGCAATCTTCAACACTATTGAAGCATACTTCACTATTGCCAAAGCCGGGGTAGGAGCAAGTGTAAATCCGTTGGAGTATTATGGTGGGTTGCATCAGACTACTGATCAAGAACGGTATGTTTTTCCATTTTTTGGGGATGAATTACGTAACTTTAATAACAGTTGGAGTGATTCATACGTCGGCTCAACAAACGGGTCTGATACAGGTACTGATTATGTTGGTAGAGTAAAGGCTCTTACAGATAATGGCATTAATTTATTGGGACAAGTAAATGCTATGGCACAAAATAAACCTGGTGCTTTATTTGAACCTCCTAAATTTTACCAATATAATCAAGACGAAGGCGGGGTAAGTGTTAGTTTTAATCTCATTAATACAGAAAATGAGGGCGATGCAGAAGACAATTACAAATTAGTCCGTGACCTCATTAATGATAACAGGTTTAAACGAGATGACAAATTTGCACTGCTTGTTACTCCACCTAAATTATGGAGCGTGATAATACCCGGTTATAGAGCTATTCGGTGGGCTTCATGTAATGTTTCTGTTAGTATGTTAGGTATGAGACGTTATATTAACGGAAAACTAATACCAGAAGGCTATAACGTCTTACTCACATTTACACCACTTTACACCGAACCAAGCAATTTCGATAAATATTATCAACAGGAAGAATTTAAAGATGAATCTACTCGGTGAATATCAAAACAATATTGACGAGCTTAAGAAACTCGATCTTGAAAATTACGAAAGAATATTTAAAGTATATGAAACCTTAAATAGTGATAAGTCATTTTATTATTATAATATACTAAAAAAGATTCAGTTTCCAGATATTATTAATTCAAATATAATTAGTTTATATACAACACCGAGTATATTACCATATACAACTATCTCGTACAACATTTATCGAGATATTAGACTATGGTGGGTAATATATTTGATAAATAAAGATACAATCAACGGTAATATTTTTACAGCACCAGCTGGAACACAGCTTAAGTATGTATTGCCACAGTATTTAGGTATAATATTTAATCAAATAACAAAATTAATAGTTTTCAATGGCAGACATTACTGAAATTAACGGTACCAAATATGAATATGAGTATATGTTATCGAATGCAGACGGTGAGGTAAGATTTACTGATTCTGCCGTACAAGGTTTTGATTTAACTGATAATTTCTTTGATCCATTTGTTGATGGTTCTATTCTCATTGCCAACCCGTATAATTTTATTGAATCGTCCTTTTTACTTAAAGGTGATGGTACTGATATAGTTAAAATTAAACTAGTTCTTGTAGCTGATAAAACCAAATTTATAGAGGAAGAATTCGTTGTTGTTGCAGAGCAAAACTTTATTGATGATAAAACATCAGCTCTTAATAAAAAATCATATATAATCACCTCAAAAGACTCTTATACCTTGAAAGCTATATTCCCATACGGGAAGCGTTGTAGAGGTAATGCTGGTGAAGTTATATCAGATATTTTTAAGCAGTTAAATTTAAAAGTTGACACAATCGAGCCAGGTAATTTTATTATCAAAGATAATCCTGAGTTTTTATTCCCAGGATTATCGTTTAGATATCTAGATTTACTTTATTATCTACTACAGTACTACTACTATATTGACGGTGATACAGCTGTTAAAGGGTTTTTACGTAAAAGTGAAAAGGGGTATAATATGCAGATTTTAAGTCAGCTATTTAAAGATAATAAAAAACTAGTTACTGAAACATTTACAGCAGATGATGTTGCTTCTGGGGAAACTTCAAGATCAAATCCGAACAACTCGGAAGCTACGGCTCCACAAAAACTATATACTAGTTCTATCATTAGTAATAGTTTAACATCTCCAGCTACACAGATTACCGACAATTTTTTTATGAATACACTTGTATCAGGGTATAATAATATATTAGGTGAGAGTGAGCTAGTAGAGATACGTATATCTGATATAAAGGAAAAATGGAAAACAAAGTTTGTTGATATTTTTAAGAATACCGCTGGTCAAGTTGAGGGATTTTTAAATTTAAACGAAATTAAAACAAGTCAAGGATTCAAAGTAATTCGACTACCGTTTAGTACATATGATAGTGCTAAAATTATTGAGGCTGAGATGATGAGCAATTTAACACTTTTAAATATGCAGTTAACTATAAATGTGGTAGGAGATACAGGCCGTAAGCCAGGTACATTTATTGATATTTTCAAAAGTAACTATACCGGGGCAGAAAGTGATAAGAAGCTTATAGGTAGATGGTTTGTTACTTCGGTAAGACATGTCAAAATAAGTAATACATATAGAAACGAAATATTCTGTATAAAAACATACGCTGGTCCGAAAAAAGAAAAAAAATAAATGGATAAGAAAGTAGAACGACTAAGAGCAGTAGAAACAACAACTCAACAAGTGAGTTCGTTAGTTGTTAACCTATCTGCATTAGGTGACTTTAAAGCTGTAGATTTAGATTGCATGGAGTCCTTCAAGAGCATCATGCAATTAGGTACAAATCAATTAAAGTCATTTATAGATTTACTTGATAAAGAAGGTAAGAATATTGACGAGTATAGCATATACTACTACACAAAGCAATTAACAAATGGACCTCTAAAGCTATATGTGTCAGCTTACATTGTTAATGAAGATGGTACAACAAAGAAATATTGGAAGTTGACACCAGACACACTAGGATTAATTGGTAACACAAATGTATCTCAGATAAATATACCGATTGTTAGCTTTTTAACACCGCTCACAAATATTGACACATTAACTGTGTCAAAAATGCCTCCTTTCATGCTTGAAATTGTGAGCGAGTCTGTACTTGTTACAAATAGTATGTTTACTTTCGGTTATGAGTCAACTTTACGTTATGATACTAATGGTGCTCAAAGAATACAGCTCGAAGTAGCTGGTAACTATAACAAAACACCACATGGCAGCTATGTCGTTAGTGATACTGAAACACTATCTACATTTAAGAATTTAAATGTACCTATCCAATCTAAAGTTAAAGCTTTTATAGGTGATGAAGATTATAGAATGTATGCTGCAAAGAGAAATTATAATCTATTTGTATCTGCGAACGTAACTACGAATACTAAAGTTAAGAGAAAGTTAGATTACACCGAAACTAACCTAGATACAGGTAAACAAGAGCAAAAGTCTGTTATTATTGAAACAGATTTAACTGGTAATACCTTTGAAAGCGACAAGGTTAGAGAAGGTACACTAGTAATTAAAAATTCAGCTAAAGATATAAAGCTAAAGCTACACACAGTAGAAGGTCAATTAGGTGGAATTGCAAAAATTAAAGCAAAACCTATTACAAAGAGTTAAACATCAATTGCACCTTCACTTCGATTTATTAACTCCTGCATGACTTCTTTTCTAGAAAGTAAGATCACTGTATTGTCTTGAGTATTAATTCTTTCTTTTGAATTAATATCCATTTGCTTAACTTCTTTCGTAGTCTTATTCTTCTCAATAGATGTATATACTTTATTGAGTGCTTCCATTGAAGCAGACGCAGCTTTAAGTAACTCAGCAAGAGCTATAACATCCTTGGAATCAGGAGCTGAGGAGATATACGCTTGAACATCATCTACTATACCTAGAGTTTTGGTTATTAGCTTTCCAGAATTTTTAATAATGAATTCTTCTAATTTTTCTTTACTAAGATCTTCTGTTGGCTCAACTCTAGATAGAGATGTTGTGTGTTTTAGTTGCGATATAATATCGTTAACTGCAAAATCTAAATTATCTTCCATCAGCTATATTTATTCTTGATTTCTATAGATCAATATATTATTATCATTATATGAGTAATGATACTTTTACATACACATCAGGAACAATTACAGATTTAACTGTAAATTCAGATACAGGTCTTACCTTTCAACCTGCTCGCCGCGTAGACGCTAGACTTAAATTCAAAAGAGTTCATCCTGATGCCAAACTACCAACAAAGAATCATCCAGATGATACTGGGTTCGACGTCTATAGTGTTGAATCGAAGGTAATACCTGCTGGTGGTAGCGCTGTTGTTGATGTTGGTTTAGAGTTTGCTGATATTACACCAGGTTACTGGGTTAAGATAGAGGGAAGATCTGGATTAGGTTTTAGATATGGTATCACACCACATGCTGGTATTATTGACTGTGGATTTCGTGGAAATGCAGGTATCCTTCTGAGAAATTTTTCAAATGTAGATTATCAAGTTAATGCAGGTGATAGGATTGCGCAGTTTGTTGTGTATGTTAATTACAGTGTTGATATTTCTGAAGCTGACACTGCTACATCAACTGGCAGGGGAGATAAAGGCTTCGGATCTTCTGGACAATAATCGTATGTTAGATCTAAAAGGGATATGGGCAGAAAAATATAGACCGCAGAAGTTGGATGATCTCATCCTGACTGATACGGTTCGAAAGACTATACAAGAGTTTGATGAAGAGATTCCAAACCTACTATTTGTAGGTACACCTGGAACTGGTAAGTCAACTCTGTCACGAATTATCGTCAATGACATTCTAAAGTGTAATTATATTTACATTAACGCGTCTGATGAGTCGGGTATTGATACAATTAGACATAAAGTAACAAACTTCGCTCAGACGAAGTCTTTTGACGGTGGTATCAAGGTAGTTATTCTTGACGAGGCTGATGGTATTACTGCACAAGCACAAGCTGCTCTTCGTAATACTATGGAGTCTTTTGCGAAGTATACTCGGTTTATCTTAACTGCTAATTACAAGCACAAGATCATTCCCGCACTACAGTCGAGATGTCAGTTTCTTGATATCAAACCCACGCTAGAAGCAGGGGTAAGACATTGTTACAGTATTCTTAAGAAAGAAGGTATTGAAATAGATGATGAACAGAAGAAGCGGTTTGTTGAACTAGTAAAAGCTAACTTCCCTGACCTTCGCAAGACAATCAATGAAATCCAAAAACACTGCATCGATAATAAGCTCTGCATTAGCAGCATTAGCACTGATAACACTATCTTGTCTGCTATATTCGAAAAAATCAAAGCGAAAGATGTAATTGCGCTTAGAAAGTATTTGATTGAGAGTGAAGATAGGTTCTACGGTGACTACGATAACCTACTACGTGAGTTCTTGAACTATATCTATACGCAAGAGTTACCTGATATAAAGAAAAAAGAGATGATCGCTGTAATAGCAGATCATCTCTATAAAAGTGCTTTTGTTTTGGACCACGAAATTAATTCATTTGCGTGTTGGATTGCACTTGAGCGTATTTAAGTTAATGGCCTATACGGGATTCAACTTCGTCCATATCTACACCTACACGCTTAAGTGCTCCATCGTTAACTCTGTCATAAACTTTAGCGATACGAGCTTCTAATGGTGAACCATACATATTATCTAATCTCACATCTAATTGATCACTGATAGCTTGCTTAACTTCATCCCAAGTACTACCTTTCATTTTAAATATTAAATCATATATCTTGTCGAACATACGATCTTCAAAAACAGTAGCATGTGGATTACGAGGCCAGCCGTCATGTGATTCGGAGTATATACCTTTATATGCTTCTGCTAGCATTTCTTGATCTTGTTTCTTAAATTTCATATTAGTATTTTTCAATATCTTTTAGATACATGTGAGTGCCAGAGGCACCAGCTTGCATAGGTGCAGGAGCTTTGTGACCTGGTAATGTTGTATTGTTTGTAGGTAGAGAAATTTCAGTATCCTTATAC